TAAAGCGTAAAATAATCACAAAATATGATAAAAGTCATAGTTTCGCTTTACTATTAAGCGTAAATTTATATCATAATAATAAGACAAAGAAATGAAAGCACAAATTAAACAGACAAAAAGAAACACCTACATTCAGATAGGTGAAGTAGTGTACCAGAAAAATAATGACTGGTCAACACGTAACTTTGTTAAGAAAGAAAATAACGAAGATCTTAATTTTACTACTAATTGTGTAGAAATTGAGGGCGATGACTTGAACGACGTCTATCAGAAATATATAGACTATCTGAAGTCAGAAAGAGACGAGAGAGCAAATAACAACACTAGGCAGGCTGAAAAGATGCAAGAGATAATTAATAACCAGGCTAATTATTCAGCATCTGAAATCCTTGAAGCCGTGTACTGGGCAGCCAGACAAGGTTGGGGTTGGCGGGCTACTGATATATTGTTAGCTGGCAACGCCCTTTCAAAACTTCTTCTTAAGAAAATTGGCAGCTACACCGTGTCAGCTTTTGATGATAATTCAATAATGGTCAAGGCGGGCAATAAGAGATACGGCGCCTTAAGAAAATGGCAAAGTCTGACTGATTTAATAAATGAATAAATGACATCACTTAACGAAGATCTTAAAAGAATTAGAAAACAGCAAGGGTTCACACAAAAGGCCCTTTCTGAAAAATCAGGTGTGAGAATTGCGGCAATCTGTAAGTTTGAAACCGGTAAATTAGAGATGAGCACTAAGAACCTCAAAAAGATACTAGAGGTGCTTAATGTGAAAATAACAGTAGAGCGACGATAACATCAAAGCCCTTTGCTAATTTGTTTTGGTAATAATCAAAAAATAATATAACTTTGTTGTTATTATTGTTTAAATATGAAGTTATCTGAAATTCACATAAATCCAGACAATCCACGATTAATAAAAGATAATAAGTTTAATCAGCTTGTTAAATCAATAACTGAGTTCCCAAAGATGATGGAACTTAGGCCTATTGTCATTGATTCCGATAACATGATTCTTGGAGGCAACATGAGATACAAGGCGCGCCTACATCAAAGGAAAGAATAGATGGATTAAGATATTTTGCAAAAAATAATATAAAAACATGGGTAAGTTTTGAGCCAGTTATTGATCCTAATGAATCACTTGTGTTGATTGAAAGAACATTACAATTTATTGATCATGTAAAAGTTGGCAAGTTAAATAATTATAAAGGACTCGACAAAGAAATAAATTGGTCGAAATTTCTTTATGAAGCAGTTTATTTATTAAGACAGGAAAATGTAAAGTTTTACATTAAAAAAGATCTTGCCTATTATAATAATGGATTATATTTATCAGGTAATGAAATCAATGAAGATTATTTAAACATATAGCAATGCCCGGCGGTAAAGGAAAAATAAGACCAGAGGACGGTAAGCAATTCAGTTCTGAATATCAGCCACAAGAGAAATGGACTGAGAAAAGAGCGTTGGAACTCGGAAATGAGCTTATTTCATGGTTAAGAAAGAAAGAAAAAGGCCAGATGCCTAATATATTTATTGAAGAATATTTATATTTAGAGAAAGATTTATATCCTGGATTGATCAGTTATTTATGTGAAAAATTTACCTCGTTTTCTAATCTTATTGAAAAGGCAAAAAAAATACAGGAGGTGCATCTTGCAAAGTGGGGTACATTTGATAAATTAAATTCAGCCATGACAAAATTTGTTCTGATCAATAATCATGGCTGGAAAGACAAGACAGAGACAGAGCTAACCGGCAAAGATGGTAAAGACTTAAATGCTCCAATGTTTGTTTTTCAAGATGCATCAGGTAAAGTAATTGAGAAATGAGTTCAGTAACAACTACCACGTTCAAGAAAATCATGGCAATGACCAAAAAAATAAAGGTCATTCAGGGCGGGCAGTCGTCAAGTAAAAACTATTCTATTGCTCAGATATTGATCATTCGCGCACTCGAAAAGAAAAGGGTTATCACTATCATGACAGATACGTATGATAACTTGAAGGATGGTGCCATACAGGATTTTAAACATATCTTTGAGGAAAATGGGCAGGATTTCGATAAATATTATAACAAGTCAGCTCATGATATTTATATCAAAGGATCGGTTATCCAATTCCGTTATATAAACGATAATAAATCTGATGCAGGTAAATCAAAGAGGCGTGATATTCTTTACATTAATGAGGCTAATAAAATAGGTTGGCAGGTTGCTAGTACTTATATAGGAAGAACTCACGAAGAGGTTTATATTGATTATAACCCGGATTATGAATTTTGGGCGCATACAGAAATTCCAAAATTAAAAGATGATAAGGGTAATCTTATTAGTGAGCAAATCATTGTTACATTCAAAGATAATGAGATGTGTCCTCAGTCTGAAGTCGATTACATTCTCTCTCGTAAAGATAATCTGGAATGGTTTCGTGTGTACGGTCTTGGTCAAACCGGTTATTATTCAGAACGCAGAATCTATAATTATGAATGGTGTACTTCGATGCCCGATGATGCAAGGCGTATTCCTTCTGGGATGGACTTTGGTGTTTCTCCCGATCCGACTGTTTTAATTGATGTCTGGAAAAAAGATAACAATCTTTATGTTGACGAAGTGTTTTGCCTTAATAATCTCATGCCTGAGAAAATAACCGGAGCTGAGCGAATGGCAATAGTTGATGAACTGGAATTGGTAGGACATAACAGAGGCCATATGATAGTTGCTGATAGCGCCGGGGCTACTGAAATAAGAGATATATATAAACATGGATACAATATTCGTGGAGTAAAAAAGAATCCTGGGTCGGTAATAACAGGCATTAATAAGCTCAGGGGTTATAACATATTTTTAACAAAACGATCAATCAATCTTAAAAACGGCATTGAAAAATGGTTTTTTAAAGTTGACACTAATGGCAAAGTAATACCGGAGCCAGAAGGTCATGAACCGGACGGGCTGGCAGCTTTGCGATATGTGATTATGACATTTGACAGACTTGGTGGAATGACAAGACAAAACTAAACTAAAATAAACCATGATTAAACTTCAGTACACAAACACAATGCAGTTACACGGAGATAATGCGTGTAAGTATCACGGATTTGAAAAGTATAATCCATCGACCGACATTGAAAAGCCGACAATGTTCTGGCTCTATGATGAACTGAGTTATAGATTACTGAATGAACACAGAGGACAGAAGTATGTCTTTTGGCACAATCAGGATGTTATTGGGATAGGCAATATGTTTAAGAAATATATCCCAGTGGTTCGCGATCATGAGATTATTCATGTCTGTCATAACAAATTATTGAGAGACGAATTAGCATCAATTGGCATTTACGCTATCATTCGGCCTATCTTTTGGGGGGATACAGAAAAGTATAAACCAACAAGCGAACCGCTTACAAAAGACTGTTATATCACTGCCAACGCCGGTCGGGGTTCTGAATATGGTGAACACATAATAAATACACTTGCATGGCGGTTCCCAGATTGGAAATTTCATGTATTTGGTATACCGCCTACAATATTGGCACATTGCGATAATCTTATTTATTACGGCTGGATACCTGAAGATGAGATGGATGAGATAAATAAAAACTTCATGATATGCTTTCGCTTTAATTATCACGACGGATTTTCTCAGACTGTCATGAAGGCAAGAATGAGGGGACAGCGCGCCATAACATCAATTAATTACGATGTATGTAATCATTACAAATCATTTCATGAATTATGCGAGTATTTTGAGGATTCATGCATTGAAATGTTTGACGAAAGTTATCCGGTTGAAGGTTCTTATTTTAACAATTTTGATTTTATAAGATGAAAACATTAGGTATATCAATGATCATTAAAGACGAATCTCAGATTATTGAGACTTGTTTAAACTCTGTGAAAGATGCTGATGAGATTGTCATTGTCGACACCGGATCAAAAGATAACACCGTTGAGCTCTGTAAGAAATACACTGACAAAGTGTATTTTGATAAGTGGCGTGATGATTTCAGTCATTCCCGCAATGTCTCACTAAATCATTGCACTACTGATTACGTTCTCATCATTGACGCTGATGAGGAATTAATCACTCCAATTGATCAGCTCAAAAAGATTATTAATGAAAGATGGTTTGAAAGCTATGCCGGGATGATCTTTGAGGTTGAAACAAAGCCTGAAACATTTGAAAGTCCTAGGCTGCTGAAACGATGTGATGAAATATGTTACGTCAATGCGATTCATAATTTGCCGGCGTGGGAAGGTAGTAACTCTGAATTACAAAAGCGTCTTTACGGGTCAAACTTTAAAATCAAATCCGGTTATTCCCCGGCTCACAATCTTGACCCGGATAGAACACTCAGAATATTGAAAAAAGAACTGAGGAGAAATAGAAAGGATACGCGTAATATGTACTATATTGCAAAAGAGTACATCAATAAAGATAATATCAAAAAGGCCGTTTATTGGCTTGAAAAGTACCGGTCAATATGTTACTTTGATGTTGGCAAGTGGAGTAATGAATTAGCGGACGTTCTTTATCTTTTAGCTCTTTGCTATTCAGACGGTATTACATTTAAGAATAAATGGTTCG